GGTGTGTTGACTGTTACTTACAATAGTGGAGCTCTTAGTGGACAGACTTATAGTGCGTACATTGAGACAAGTACCTGGAATGGGTCTTCTACTACATTGACTTTGAGAGTACCTCTTCCACAAGCTCCTGTGTCAACTGATAGTTATGTTCTTCTACCTGGATGTGATAAACGTGCTAATACTTGTGGAATAGCGCCGAGTATTGGTAATGGTGCTCCAGGAAGTAATAACGGAAAGTTTGGTAACCTGTTGCATTTTGGTGGCCACCCATACACGCCTGTTCCTGAGTCGGGTCTTTAAGGTATAAGTAACCATATGATACTCGAACCTTTGCGTACACCAAACTCAAACTGCCCGTCTTGTATAGCTAAGACTCTACACGATTCAACTCACAAAGTTGAAGACTACAAAAAGTACCATCCTACTGGTGGATATGCTTTCATGAGAGGCTCGGGACAGATTACTTACGAGCAGTTTCTCGAGAAACTCGAAGATGTCAGAAAAGCTAATCCTTCCTGAGATTCGTGATGAAGTAGTCCGTTCGTTCGACGAACTCTTCTTCATTACAGTAACTCCCTTTGATAGAATTTCCGATCTTGCTCTAGACTCTCTTGACTTCCTGTCTCTAGTTCAACTTCTCGAGCAGAAGTTTGAAATCTCCATCCCTGATCGAATCTTCGCTAAAGAAATTACTGTTTCAGACCTTGTTTCTTTAGTTAGTCGGAAACTCGATCAGAAACAAGTTTGAAAACACCTCGTCTTACTCCTTTGTATGACCCATTATACCATAACACCTTCGCCAATTAAAGCAAGGCCCGTATCTTCGCAAACAAGCATGGTGTCAAATGAAGCAGAACAGCGAATACTAGCGGTTGAAGAGGCGAAATCTTGGCTGGGAACGAAGTTCAGATATGGAGCAGCACTAAAGGGAGTTGGAGTTGCTTGTGGCCCATTTCTTTTTCTAGTGCACAAGAATTCTTGGTTGAATCTACCTTACGATCTTCCGCCACTGGCAAGGGACTGGCACTTCCACACGAAGGAAGAAAAGTTTCTTGAACAGATTAAACGGTTCACTCACTCAGTAGAATTTCCACTTCCCGGTGATGTAGCAATGTTCCGACTTGGAGCAAAGGATCGCCCTTATTCTCACGGAGCTATTGTAGTTGACTGGCCCCATTCCGTTATCCACGCCCACTTCCATCTGGGAGTAATTCAATCTGACGTTACTACAGAAGTTCTACTAGCTACTGCGTCTGAAGTATCTTTCTGGTCTCCTTGGCAGTAACCAGTCTCCGCAAGGGAAAGTTGGCTTCCTGGGAGCGCAGCTGATATAGCTGTGGCAGTTTGCTGCCAACTTTCCCTTGCGGTTCGAAGTAACCTTACTCTTCCCATATCTAGATATACTTTCTAGAAGTTAACTTACTATGAGCGGTTCACTCGGTATCGGTAATTCCAACGCAGCGACTGATCCCGTGTTGGATGGGTATAGGGTCCAGACATCGATCTTCGGATCTGGTATACCGATTCTTCTTGGTACCTGCCGAGTTTCTGGAAATGTTACTCAGATTTGGAACTGGCAATCATCTTCCTCTCAAGGTAAGTCGGGAATTGGAAAGAATAAGGGATCGAGTTCTTTTAACTATACAGCGAGTTTCATAATCTCTTACTGTCAAGGAAACATTCTTGGTACAAGTGGATTTACTATACTAGCTGGGTGGGTTGACAAGAACCAGATAACTGGTGTTAACCCGTTTGCTTTTGGGTCGAGTGGAGCTTACGGGCAAGCACCTTGGGCAGGCGGGCAGTATCAACTAGCATATTCAGAGGAGTTTTATCTCGGATTCACGAATACAAGTTTAGGTACTGCTGGAAATATATCTAACTACTCATGGGAACTCAAGAGTCCTTTTACTTTCTTACCTCTTGCTTGGCTAGATGCTTTGTGTACTGATGCTATCTACGCTGTCTTGCGGGATTTTCACATGATGAATTTTCCAGACAGTCAGATAGGTGATATGACAGAAAGCATCTCCTACTGTTTAGCTTACCAGATTGGAGTTTCACCGGTTATCAATGCTCAGGATACTGCTCAGACAATTCTTCAGGAATTGTTACTCGTATGTAATTCTGAGATATACAGTAGTGGTGGATTTATCAAGATAGGTTGTTGGGGAGATACAACAAAGACACAAAACTACTCTCCTGCTGGAGGATGGGGATCTGGAGCTACAGGTACTGTTAATCTGGACGTAAATGAAGTAGCATCTGTTACAATAACTTCTGGAGGTTCATATCTAGCACCCCCAACCGTTACTTTTTCTGGTGGATCGGGAAGTGGAGCTACTGGAGTTGCACTACTCGGGAATGGGTTGGGAATGAAGCCTGTTGTTGGTGTCCAGATAATTACTCCAGGTTCATATACAGCAGCACCTTCAATTACTTTCACTCCAGCAACGAATGCAACTTTTACTCCAGACCTCACTCCAATCTACGCTCTTGATAATGACGCTTTCATAGTAGGAGATAAGAGTCAAGATCCAATAACGTTTTCTTTAGATCCAATTCAAGATGCAAGTAACACTGTCTATTACGAGTGGACGAACAGAGGAAGGCAGTATAATCTCGAAACTATCTCAGATTCTGACGATGATGCTATAAACAAGTATGGACAAACTATTGGAACTGTCCAAACTATCCATAGTGTTACTGAGGCAATCGTCGCAAGCCAAGTAGCTTCTGTCCAGTTGAAACGAGGAATCTACTACCTTAGAAAAGCGCAGTTCACACTTGGTTGGGCCTATTCTCTACTTGAGCCAATGGATATTGTTACTGTGCCAGAGCAGTATCCTTCGACAAGTGTAGTCGGAGTTAGAATTACTTCGATTGAAGAAGACGAGAGTGGAAATCTCGCGATTGAAGGGACGGTTCTTCCTTACCCAATCTGTAACCCAGCCATCTACGCTAAACAGACATCTGGCGGGTATACTCCTGGGCTAACAGCTTTACCAACTGAGACAATCGCACCAATCTTCTTTGAATTACCTCCTGAACTTGCTCAGACGTATACAACGACTCAGCTAGTTTTATCAATCTCGCTTGCTGGCGGAACGGGTTGGGGTGGGGTTAATGTATACCTATCTACGACAGGAGAAAGTGGTCCATATATGCTAGTAGGTATACAAAAACTTGCATCCGTCATGGGATTCTTGACGGCAGCTTACGCCTTTGGAGCAGATCCTGATACTGTTAATCTACTTCAAGTTAACGTTCAACCATCAAACGGAGTAATTGATCCTGGAAGTTCTTCTCTAACTTCTGCTAACAATTTTACAACATTGGCGCTTATAGATCAGGAGGTTATAAGCTATGCTTATGTTACGATGACAGGAGATAGTGAGTATAGTTTCGAGAACGCTACTCCACTCATCTACAACCGGCGTGGTGTGTTCAACTCGTATGAGACTGCTCACGCGAGCGGAGCACCCTTCTCAGTAATTGGTGATGGCAACCAATTCATTTACGAATACAGTCCCCAAGATATCGGAACTACTCTCTGGTTTAAGTTCCAAGCTTTCAATGAAGGAGGTCAGAACCTTCAAGACCTCACCTCCGTAACGGCTTACCCGTGGACGTTAACAGCTCCATTCGTGAGAGGTCCTCTAGCTGTAAAGCCGTATGGAGACATCTACATATTCGCCCCAAACGGTTACTCGCCTCATCTCGCACAGATTAACGGTAGTTCTGGAGTAGCTGGCGGGAGCATCCAAATCTCTGTTACTCCGCCAGCTAATGCACTTTCAACTACTGTTGTCGCACCTATAATCTCGCCAACGGGAACAGTTACTGCTACAGGTGGAACTCTACTACTTGGTACTTACTACGCTCAAGTATTCGCTGTTGACGCTTCTGGAAACTACAGCAGTGGATCAAATCTGACTGAGTGGACAACAGCAAATGGTACTTCAAAAGTTCAGTTTTCTGTGACATTCGGAAGTTCGGTCGTAGGCTATGAAGTATTTGTAGGTACAGATCTCGACCACCTTGTTGGCCAAGGACAACAAACTGGAGCACCTACTTCAATCACACTTACATTCCAGTCAGAAGAAGGTTACGGTCCTCCAGATCCAAGAGCAGCTATCTGGCATGCACGAGCAAAGAGAGTTATTCATGGTGGCATCTTTAGTACGAATGTTGAAACAAGTTCCCTTGCAGCAATTGAGATTTACATCCCTTCGGCCGCTACAAGTGATGAGTTTGCCGGTAGATATCTTATCGCAGTCAGTAAGTACGGACTTCCACAAACACAGTCGTGGAGTGTGATTCCAATTCTACATAATGATACAGGAACTCCATACTGCACACTTACTGTTGTTTCGGGTACTGGTACACTTGTTGGTCCTGGTGACTTGGTCCTTGTTTCAATGCAGGTTACATCCGCTACTTCTACAACTACAACTGATAGTGGTTTAGTTAGTCCGTACGCTCCTACAGGTTTGTATCCTTCTGTAGTTAGTGCTTCTTGGTCGGGTGGAGTCGCTACACTCACATTATCTTCTATCAATGGAATTATTAGCGGAAATACTTACACTGTAGCTGGAATCAATCCTTCAGGGTACAATGGGTCAGTTGTTCTCACAGTTGTTGATAACATTCATGTTACATATCCTCTTGTTTCAAATCCAGGATCATATGTAAGTGGAGGATCTGTAGCTACCAACGCTGAAGCTAACCAGATTCTTCGAGTTATCTATGATCCAACTGGAAGTGCACAAGTAGGTAGCGAGGTAACAATTCTATCAAACACTGAAACAACATTCACTCATACTCCTTGGGCTTCAATTCCTGGAGTAGGAGCTGTTCTGATTGAAGAAGAAGCAGCCTGGAGAGTTGACCAGACAACAACTGAGAATACAAACTACATCCAGCCAAACATTGTAGCTCCAAGTTTACAACCAGTTATAAACATCGATTCTACTCCGTTACAAGGTTATCTTGCTCTCGTAGAGTTACTTTCTCAAGATATTGATGGAAATGATTCTGAGGAGATAGGTAACGGGTTCAGAATGTTGTACATAACACCAGGGTCAGTTTTGCCAAAACCTACAGTAGTAGTAAGTACAACAACAACATTACAACCAGTAGCTCAAAGTGTAGTAGCAAATGCAGGAAGTGGAGCTTTTACAATCACGCTTCCTCCATTCTCGTTGTGGGCTGGTCAAGATATCATTATCCAGAAGAATGATTCAAGTACGAATGCTGTTACTTGGCAATTGAGTTCTGGAGACTCTATTCCTGGAACAGGATCTAGCGGCACTCTTACAACACAAGGTGCCACAATCAAGATTACGGCGGTCCTACCCTAGATGGGATATGGAATAGCTCAGACAAACACCAGTGGTGGAAGTGGTTCTATTGCTGTTATCACTGTCACCATGACAGGACCAACAACTATAACACCTCCATCAATTTCAGCTCCAGCGTCCTGGATTCTAATTCTAAACCAAGATTCAACAGGTGGGCGAGTCGCCACCTTTCCAACTGCAGATTTTGCTGGAGCAGCTGCTTTTGTTGGAATGCTTCTGACTGGAGCAAACACCTATAGTAGTTTCTTGTTTACAATAAGAGCTTCCGACGGGAAAAGTTTGCTTGTTGGTGCTCCAGCTACAGGAATATCAACTACATGAGACTATACATAGTAGTAGTACTTTCAATTCTAGTGGCTACCTGGGCGGCTTTCTATCTACCGGGAGTGGATGCTCAGGGGCCTACGGGTACTCTTCAATTCCAAACTTACTTAGCTCCTGGAAGTGGAGCTGTAACCCGTAGTGGTTCAGCGAAAGTTGGAGATATGCTTAGTGTGTTAGATTATGGAGCAGATCCGACAGGTACGAGTAGTTCCCAAACTCCAATAACTAACGCCTTAACGGCAGCAACTACATCCATGCAAACTGTGTGGGTCCCTCCAGGTACTTACCTAGTAAGTGGAATTACTGTACCGCCAGGAGTAGACATCAGAGGAGTACCTGGTGCTTCAATTCTTCAAGGTACAAGCAGTTCAAATCCCGTTATGTATGTAGGTTCTACACTTGTTTACGGTAATCGTTTCGGTTTGATTCAAGGACTTGTATTCAATTGTAACTCCGTTGCTGGAATAGGTCTTTCAGTTGAGTTGGCAGTAATGCGTAGATTCTCAGATTTAGTTTCTGAAAACTGCGGAACTGTAGCTTACCAAATTGATACTACACAGAATAGTCAGTTTTTCTCACTAGACGCAGAATCTTCGGCTATCTGTTATGCTATCTACAATGGCGCTGGAAATAACATATTCACTCGTGCTGAATGTTACAACCCAGGAGCGACAGGGTGGTATCTTGGGCAGAATAGTTCTCTTCCAGGGTACTCATGGGGAATCTTTGCTAATACACCTACTTCAAACACGATATCTAGAACAGTTATAGAGAATGGAGGTATGACTCGAGCAGTTTGGGAAGCGTACGGTCTTGATAATTCTTTTGAAGATGGGAATTGGAGTACTAACACCTTAGGAACTGGAATGACGGCGATGCTTGAAGTAGATAGCAATTCTAGTTTGAGTAAATTCTACCGAATTCTATTCAATACTGGAACTTCTACAGCACCACACGTGATTAACAATGGTTACCAGACTACAATGAGAGACTGTTACCATAATTCTACAGTTGGTATACAAATCCAGTCTGGAAATGACATGAAGCTTTTTAATCCATTCTTAAGTAACTCGGGTGATACATTAGTAAACTTAGCTGGGTCCGCTCTGGCAAACCTTCAGATGGAATATACAGATCAGGTAGGGCCGACTGCTGGAAGACCTTCTTATGGCGGTGTTGGCTACCGAAGTGCTTACTTTGATACAACAGTTGGTTATGCGGTTTGGTACAATGGGGCCGGTTGGGTAAATGCTGCCGGAAATGCTCCAGGCGGTTTGTGGACGTTCCCTGGAGTTGTTTCTACAAACAACTTTGAGGCTTGGGATTCTACTGGAGTTACCACCGATTACGGGCGCCTAGGTATCAACCCAAATAGTGCTCCTGGTTTAGCACTTCCTAACAATGGCGTCTTCTCGTTATCTTCGGGCGGGCAAGCATTTGATTCACCGGCACTTAGTTTAGCAAACTGTGGAGGAGGCGGTTGGTGTGCAGGAAATGGTAGCGGTTCCGACTACAGCGCCACATTGCAAAGTGGAGTTGTCTCAAGTGATCCAGGATGTACTTCTTCTTCTCACATAGGAAAACTCTGGTTTAACGTCTCAACTTCAACGACTGTGTTTAAAGTTTGTACTAACAACGGTGGAACTGTTGGGTGGAGTCTGCCAGGTGGAGGAGCATTAACCAACCCGATGACAACTCTAGGAGATGTCATCTACGGAGGTACAAGCGGTACTCCAACAAGATTAGCAGGAAATTCATCGGCAGCAACCGAGGTATTAACTTCTACCGGTACAGGATCAGCAGCTAATGCTCCTATCTGGGTAGCTTGGCCTTTTAGCACAGGAGTTCCTTCTGCATCTTGTGGGTCACTTGCGGGTACAAACAGCTCCTGGGCAGTATCTGTTCCAAGTGGTTCAGTAACGACTTGCAGTGTGAGTTGGGGTGGGTCGTTTAGCCCTCACGCATGTACTATGATGGCTTCAGTTGGTGGAGCTAATCCTGCGGGGTTCATATCGGGAACGGGAATAGTAATTGCTTTCAGTACGTCTGTAGGCGGAGGATTCTTCTATGGAATTTGCTTCTAGCCTAGAGCCTTATCAATCACTTCTTGTTTGTCAACAAGAATCTTGACTTGCCTTGCGTCAGTTGAATTCTCAAAGATGAGGTGCTGAATAAGAACTGCACCCTTCTGTCCAATCCGGTGGAGCCTATCCTCCGCCTGTTGTACTACTGTCGGGCGATAGTCAAGTTCTACGCAGAGAGCATAAGAAGCAACATTCAGTGTAAATCCTACTGCTATTGTGATTCCACAGATGATTAACCTACACTTTGGATCTGTCTGGAATCGATCAATTTCTCGTTGTCGTGAAATCTCGTCAACATCTCCATAAATACAAGCAGTTCCTACTTTAGGTGAGAAAGTTTGGTAGAGTTGTTGGATAACGTCGACATGGTGAGCGAAGCATACGACTTTCGAGTGTTCATTCAGCATCAGTTGAAGATACTCAATCATGTACGGAATCTTAGCAACTGCTACTTGGTGGCGAAGTTTAGATAGTTCAGAAAACTCACTCGAATTCGATCCCGTAAGTTTCTTTACTTCTCTCTCGTATCCATCCCAGTCGCCCTTCTGCTTAGCTGCAAGTATAGCAGCTTGAGCAGCCTCAATCGTCAATTCAAGTTTTGATTTGACTCTTTCGTATTCCTGAGTTTCTCGCCCAAGTAGTTCCTTTACTTCTTTAGACGGTTGGATTGTTACGATCTGCCTGCGTTTAGGTGGTAGGTCAAGAAGTACATCCTTCTTGAGTCTCCGCACCATAAACTTCCCACGGAGCCTTCCCTGAAGTTCTTCGAGATTAGCTGCTCCACTGCTATCCCACCCCCAAGGTGCTCGCCAGAGTTGGCAGTACCTTTTCGCGTAGTAATCCCAAGTAGCTCCGAGATCGTCGGGATCACAGTGCTTTACTAGTGTCCATAAGTCTTCAGGGCGATTGACCAATGGTGTGCCGCTGAGGAACATGTGTTTCTTCGCGCGAAGCGGGACCTGCTTCGCATCCCCGAACAGGGCCTTAGCCCTTAGTGCGGACCCATCCTTGACATATTGGCATTCGTCAACTATCAATAAATCCCACTCACGTTTATCAATCTGTGGACGTAGTTTTCTGAGGATGTCGTAGTTAGTTATGACAATCTTCGAGGTAGGAAAAGGAGCTTGAGAAGGAGAGTATGCGATGTCGATTGACTCACAACGTAAGAACCATTTTTGCAATTCCCTGATCCAGTTTATCTTTAGAATAGCAGGACATACAACTAGTACGTTACGAATAGTAGGATTAGCATTCATCAAACCAGCAGCCTGAATTGTTTTACCTAATCCTGGCTCATCTGCTATTAGTACTCTACTTCGTTGAAGTGCGTAAGAAATTCCAACTTGCTGGAAAGGGAGATACTCCAATCCACTAGGGACTGGGAAGTTTAGGCCGTTGCAGTTAGTAGCTCGAGAAAAGAATACATTAAGCCTATGCTTTCTTACTGCTTCTACTACGTCAGGAGAGAGTTGAGAAACTAACTCGTAAGGTTGAACAAGTTCTGGAGAATGGGTAAAGTAAGATAGACGCCGACCGTCAAGTTTCCACCCATTCTTAGTAGCTTGTTTTCCTTCTTCAGGAGAGCAGTCAAGCAGTTCGAAGCGGTTTCTTGCTGCTATGATTCTCATCTTGTAGTTCTAACGTACTCCTGAAGCCCAGAGTTCCAAGAAAATCTTGTTCCAGATTTGTATATTTCTTCACCGTGTTTGTATGTATCTAGTGGGATCGGGAAACCAAGACGTTTTAGCAGAAAAAGCTGACATGTCGTCACAGGGGAATCACTTCCTGATTGGGCAAGTCCAAATTCGTCGAAACATAGGCGATCAACTAAATCTTTGATTTTGCTGTCTTCAAAAGTTAGTGTCATTTAGTTCGAAGCCCCACTTCTTGCCAACGCAACAGGACACCGCTGAATTGGCTCAGAATCAAGTCTCCTACCTTGTTGCATTGCTTTCCAGTCATACTCCCACTTCGCACCACAAGATAGGCAGGTAACAGTAGTCAATTCTGACTTCTTGTCAGTTTGTGGAAATGACAAAGTCCTGTGGTTACAGTGCGAAAAGAATTTCACCTAGAACCTCACTCTCCGAACCGGCCCT